TTCATAAAAATTGCCACCAAACTCTAAAATATATGTTTTATTTATTTTAATTGAGTCATAGCGAATATAGAAGTGATCTGTTATTTTTCCTATCATATTAACGCCATCAAAAATATCTTCTCCATTGGCAGATTTTTGCATTGCCCACATTGAAGCAATAGGTTCAAGGTTTAGGTTTGGATCAATAGAAGTTGTGTTTGTAGCTTGTTTGGTCTTTTTATAGAAGGTAATAAAAGAACGCATATTGCCTATGCAGGTTTTAGCGGCTCTTGGTTTAATTCTAGCACAATTTCCCATTAAAAATTTACAATTTTAAATTGGTCAAATAGTTGCATTGAAGCCATCATATCATTCATATTGGCACAATCGCCTCTGTTTTCGTAAATATATGAGATCATTTGAAGTAAAGCCATCTTAACATCTTCTGGAATATTACAGCAAGAAGCACCATAACCAGCAACAAAAGTGATTATAACGCTTTGTTTTCTTGTGTCAACTTCTGGAAATGACTTATCTTGCACTAAATAGATGCCAGAATAGTCAGTGTCGTCAGTAAAGTAATAATTAGTGGATGCCCAAGTGGTAAGAACTCCGTCTTTGTAATACTTGATATGAGTAATGGATTGGAGTTTTGACCTTATGATAATAATTCCATTGTCGTTATACTTAGGATAAAGCGGACTTACTCCTGAATAATAAGAAAGGGAGTTGTGATCGGGAAATCTATCTAAAAATGTTTTGTAGGTTTTATTAATGAGGTCTCTGCCAGTCATTTTCTCAAAATACCCAGCAACAGACTTAATTATCGCTTTTATAAGATTGTCATCTACAACAAGGCTACTAGGAACTTTTAAATAACTCTTAACATCATCTATGTCTAAGGGTAAATTTGTAGCTTCAGTAACCAATGGGTAATTAAGCGGTTGCTGAAATATCATTTTAATTACTTTTTATCTTTTTTAGATTTGTTCTCAGGAGTATTAAAAATAGCTTTATTTTCTATTGTTGGCATCACTTTGACTCCCCAGCCTTCTCTCACAAAAACCTCTGCCAATTCATCAAATACTTCTTCTGTGTTTCCAGATATATATTCTTTGGTAGATATTCCTAATGGACAAGAAGCGGCTAATATATTTTTCTTAATTTCTAATTGCATAATTTAAATTTAAAAAAAAGGGGAGTTTTTAATTCCCCTTTTATTATTAAGCGGTAGGTGAATGTAAAGGAGAAGATAAAATTACATCAACTGTAGCTGTTGAGCCAGTAGTTACAGAAGTTGAGGTAATTGATGCTTTAATGTAGCGTTTTTTACCAACATAACCAATTCTTTGGCTAGTATGAGAAGCTGTTAAAGCTGTAGGAGTTCCAATTAAAAAACTAGAATCAACAGCAGTAAAAGATCCGCCAGAAGTATCAGATTCAGTAATAACTGGCAAATAACTTCCGTCAGTTCTAGTTCCTAATTTAAAATTAAAAGTTGCACCTTGATAAAGAGCAGTATCAATTTCAATACCAACAGTTGTGGTATTAGTAGAGATAGTTGCAATGTTTAATGCGTTAGAAATTGTAATATTATTTTTTAAATCAACAGATGACATAGATTATTTTTATTTAAAATTAATAAAAAGGGAGAGATAAACTCTCCCTAAATTTAAGAAGTTGCAATTTTTAATTTACGAATAGCTTCGGGAAGAACAACTTGTCCACCAGTTCTTTTGGTAATCCAAAAAAATAGTTTATCAGTTGATGCTCCACCAAATGGATCTTCTTTTACGGTAAGATTTCTATTGTCAACAATTCTGTATCCCCTAAAAAAGTCTCCACATAAAATTGGGAATGTGTTAGCCCCAACATTTGGCATATCTTGTGCTAAAAAGTAAGGAATGCCAGCTACTGTCGCAGGAAGTCCACCATTTAACGCTGGTTGAAATAAATAAGCGTCGTTAGTAGTTCCTTTTAAAACTCTAATATGAGAATGCAGAGTATTTCTATTGAACATATAAGCAAGGTTATATCCTGGTGCAACATCGCCTTGAATTTTTAATAGAGCATCGCCATTACCTAATGTAGAAGCGGCACCAGAGGCGGTATAACTAATATAAGTATTAGTTAAAAGACCTTCAGCTTGTTTTACGCCAGTTCCGTTAATGAAAAGTCCGCCTTCGTGCTTAGCAATAACTCTAGCAATTTGAGAATTAATTTCGTTTCTCATACTAAACAAAGAATCTTCTAACATTTCAGTTGAAATTTCTATTTTAAAGCCAAACTTATGAGCAAAGATTTCTTCAGATCCATAAGAAGCATCAGAAGATGTAATTGCTTCGCCTTCTCCCATATTATAAACTGTTGGAAGGCTGGTTTCTTTAGCGACAGTAATAGACTTCCTATTTGTCGGAGTTACTCTAGCGACTTGACGAACTGGTGAAATTTCAGTAATATTTTTGATAATTTCGTTAACATATTCGGTCGGAGCTAAATAACCACCAGCAGTATTGACATCTGTTCTAAGATATTTAACTTCAGGTTGGAATCTCATTTCTTTTGTGCCTAGTGTTAACATTTTTTCAAATGCCTTTAATTCTTCTCTGATTTCCTCATTATTGCCACCACCAAAATTAGCACGAGTAAGGACAGCTTCCCTTGCTTTAGCTTCAGATTCAAAGTTTTCACGAGCTTTTCTTTCCTCAGCTATTTTATTCATTATATTAGTATTGTGAGATTCAAACTTTTTATCATATTCATCATTCATTGCTGTTAGTTTTTGTTCAAAACCAGATGATTTTTGTTCAAATGTATTTCTAATCTCATTAAGCAATTGCTCTGAAGATTGTTTAACTTCTATGGTCATTTTATTTATTTAATTTGTTGAAGAAAATTTTGTAAATTAGTTACTAAGTTTTGCTCTGCATCACGCAAAGATTGTTCTTTCTCATCACGAGAAAATTCTTTTACTTTTGAAATAAGTGTTTTTGCTTCTGTGTTAGAAAAACCACTTTCTTTCAAAACTGATTCAATATCTTTAAGTGAATTTACTTCCTTAAAGTTTTTATCGTCTTTTTCTGGATTTAAAAGCTCTTTTATTTCCGCCCTGTCTTCTTCATCTAACTGTGTGTCTTTCAGCATAGATTTAATTGCAGTAAGTCTTGCCTTGTCATTCATCGGAAAAGTAACTACTGAACCTTCCATAAGTGTTGACTTTTTAATCATTCTACATCTCTTACCATCCACCATTTTTATTTCACAATTTTTTTTATCTAATTCATAGCCAACAGAAAAACCAGAAATATCTCCGTTTTTAAGGTTGGCGTATTTTTCAGCGGCATTGGGAACTAGATAATTTTGGGTAATTGGATCACGCATTAGGTTAAATTTGGCATCAACCATCTTTAAACCGTATTCATCAGGCTCAATTCTAAATTTACCAATTGGTTTTTTTGTATCGTGGTCAGCTAAAAGAGGGTAGAATTTACCACTAGGCTCTTCAGAGAAGGCTTTAGCGTCAAAAATATCATTCCCAAAATCAATGTTGTTAAATGCAGCAACATATGCCTCAAAAGAGCCATCTTCTTGCAGACTCTTAATTTCTAATGTAAATTGTTTATAGTTTAATTCCATAAGTGGTGAATATGGTTAATATTCATTAATATAAACATTGCTTTTTATTAATTAGCAATATAAATTATCTATTAGTAGTAATATAATACTTACCAATGGGCAAAACTAATAATTCAAAAGAATATATTTTCATAACTCAATTTGAAAGATTTTATCCTATCTTACATAAGGAGGGCAGGATAACAAAACCTACAAGAGATGCTTTTATGGAAGAATATATTGGTATTTCTAAATATAGTTGGAAAAATTTCAGAATAATTGGAATAGCAAAGCGTTATCAAAGAATCTTAGAGCTTTTAAACAAAGTATATCCTAAAGAATAATGCCATTGTCGTATAATGATATTACATCGGCTTTGTAACCCAATGATGGGGGTTTGATTCCTCCCGATGGCACCAAAAAAAGAAAATTAAAAATCTTACTAATCTTCCAAAGCAATAGATTGGGTAGGAGATGAATTAGTCATTCCATTTGCCGCAACTCCATAATTTTCGCCCTCTTCTCCAGCTACCGCAACTTGGTTTCCATCAATATAAACTGCATTCCCCCCAATATTAGTCTTAGGACGATCCATATACTTTCTAATCTCATTAATTGTGAATACTCCCCCTTTCTTAAGGGTAGAAATTGATTCAAACATACGAACTTGTAAAGCCATAATAGAGGACTTATCATAGCCAACCTTAACAATATCTTTTTGTGGATAGAAATTTTGATAGACAAAGTAGTAATAAAAATCGCAATACTTATCTAAAAGAGGTAAAACAGCTTTGTCGTAGAAATAAAGGTTAGCTTCTTTAGTGGAAGCGGCGGCGGCAAATTCACCCTCTACAGACGGCAGGGAAACATTGAAATTATTATAGATCGCAACCCTCATTCTTCGCATTAACTTCTCAAAATCCATATCTTTTAGGTTCATATCCAAAGAAACAGCGGTAAATGGCATACCCATTAAAAGAGTTTTTCCAGTATTGTTTGCCCCAGAGAAATTCTTTCTAAGATATTCTCTCATTTTATCCAACATATCTTGCGTAGGCATAGATGTTCCTTCTTTAGGAGAAAACATCATTTTAGAAGACATCCCATTTTTTAGAAGGTTTGTATTGTGAATTGACGCTTGAAGATATTGGTTCATCTCTAACTCTACACTTTGCAAAGGAGAGTCGCCATATAAACAGTTATTCATAGGATTGGTGCTAGGCTCTTTGAAGTGGACAAGAGCACCAAACTTATCGTCTACAAAAATCTCCACCCATTTGTTATTCAAATTGCGAACTAATTTCTTATGAAAGTATCTAGAAGTTCCATTTGCACTATAGTAGTAATGATTTACATAGCCATTGTATCCAGCAACAGCGGTAATAAAATCTGGACGCAAATTAAATATCTCATTTGGTTCAAAAATAATTCTATCACCAGTAGAATTAAGAACCCCAGTAACGTGAATATAATTATTCCCAGTGGCTAGGTAGTGGATAAATGCCTCTTTGCGAAAATCTACTCCTGTTTGTTGGAAATTTGGTCTACTAAACTTCTTAACGAAAGGATTTTCATATTCAGGTTCTAAACCTTCCTCACTTTCTTCGTAAGGAACAAGTTTAATAGCGGAGGCTTCTGAAGCAATTTTTCCTATAGCATCTCCAACAGGAGCTATTTCTGAATAATATTTTAAACCAATAGTAGGATTACTAGCAAAAGAAAAAGATTCGTAGTAATCTCTCAACATCAAGGCATCATAAGCACCTTTCCTCTCGTAACCAAACTTTCCTAGTATTTTTTGAAACATATCTAATTATTGCGGTGTAATAATAATATTTAATGTTTTAAATAAAAAAAAATTATTTGCAAGTTTTTTATTTACCAAACACAATCTATGCTCTCCTGTCTTTTTCCTTATTTTACATAATCTTTTAAAAATAATGTAAAATGGTGTAAAATTATCTTCCACTTTGGAATAAGTAAAATAGCCACTAAAAATAAAATAGATACTCTCAACCTTACTCTAACTTAGAAAAAATAAAATACTCCTCTTGGAGCCTTTAAAACAGCATATAAAAAATAAATATTGACAAGTAATTAAAAAAAAAGATACTTGACAAATACCCTTAAAACTGGGGGGACAGGGGGGAGGCAGCTAACTAGCTAGCATTTCACGGAAGTGAAGCCGCAGAACAAAACTTGGGAGGCATAATGTATTATATATTTCTTTTCTAGCATCCTACTCAAGCTATACATCTTTAACTGAAAAAATTCCAAAAAAATATTATACCAAAATTGATAATTAGAATTTGAAAAAAAACTGATTTTGATATAGGGGGGTCTAATGGAAAAATATGAAAAATATGTGAGGGGTAGCTATTCAATACAACAACCCCCCCCTCTTCCGCTTTTTGAACATAGGGGGCATATAACCAACCCAACTAGCCACCAGCCATCATCAATCAACCAACCTTTGCAACCCTCGCCATCTCTGCCAACATATACTCGCACGACTCAACCACTATTTTTAATTCATCTGCATTTAATTTTTGAACCAAAGACTTTATAGCCAATAATATTTGTGAGCTAGAAAATTCAATTTGATTAGCTGCCAAAGTGTCTGCACTAATAGCCGTAAATTTTGCAACTGTTTTAATTGAATCCAGTGCTACTCTTGCGTCTCTCATTTCTTCAATTGAACGATCCAAGCCTACAGGTTTTTCAACTTTTTGCTTATTATAATCAATCAAATCTTTTAAATCCAAAGCAATACAATCATAATCCAAGCCCATTTTTTTGAATGCTAATTGCAGCGTTCCACTTTTTTCTAGAGCTTTCAAAGTGTTGGATGCGTGATTATAACTTACGCCAGCAATTTTAGCCGTTTTCGTTAAATCATTGCTTTTGACAAATTCCTTTAAAATCTTTTTTTTTGTGATATCTCCCAAAATTCTAGTTTTTTTAACTGTTTTTTTATTGCCCTTTTTTAAAATTGCTAACCGCTTTTTTGTCAATTTTTTTGGATCTCCAGTTTTTAATAATCCCGCCGCTCTTTTTTCATTTCCACTTCTTCCAAGTTTTTCTAGAGCTTCTTTTTGCTTCCAACTTTTAAACTTACCTAAACCGTCCTGATTTTGATTATCAATATCACTATTTAAAATCTCTGCCATAAAAATTGATTATTATTAATAAATAATTGACTATTAAAAAAGCCAATCCAAAAAACTAAACCCTTAATTTTAAAAGTCAACCCTAAATTTTAGGCAATAAAAAACCCGCCTACTTTTTCAAGTGAACGGGTGTTTGGTGTTTTTATTTTTAA